GTGCTGATAAAGATACACCTAAAAATCATATACTTGCTAAGTTTCCATATCTAAAACAAGAGCTAGCTGATGACTTTGCTGAAAGATTTAGAAAGAAAGAACAAGATCAGAAAACACTGAACAAAGCTAGGTTACAAACTGATGCACTTAAGTATCAGCAAAGAATGAATGATGGATATTACAAAGAGAATCCTGACGCATTTTTTGCAGACTGGGAAGCATCTAATGGTAATCAGTATGCAAGAGAGTTATTTGCTGGCAGTCTAGGATTTAAGAGTCAGTATATCAATGCTGAAACACTTAGTTCTACAATCGTACAGGCATATAAAAATGGTGACATGCGATTAGTATATCACGCATGGGCAGCACTACCTGACGA